GGCCCCTGCTCCTGCACCTGCACCGGCCCCTGCACCTGCTCCTGCACCTGCACCGGCCCCTGCTCCTGCACCGGCCCCTGCCCCTGCTCCTGCACCTGCTCCTGCACCTGCTCCTGCTCCTGCACCGGCCCCTGCACCTGCACCGGCCCCTGCACCCGCTCCGGCCCCTGCACCCGCTCCGGCCCCTGCTCCTTCGCCAACGCCAACGCCAACGCCAACGCCAACGCCAACGCCAACGCCAACGCCAACGCCAACGCCAACGCCAACGCCAACGCCAACGCCAACGCCAACGCCTTCTCCTGCAACAAGAATTGGATCAGGCGCCGCGTACACCCCCTCGCCGGTCCTTGCCGCGGACACAAAACTGTCTTACAAAAACGCGTATGAAGCCGCGCCAATTTTGAACCCCCTGCTATTTAGTTTGGCGGGCGTAGCAATACCACAATCCACTCCTGAAAAAACCTTGACACAAGAAGAAGAAAAGGATAAAAAGGAAGAGGAAAATAACAAAGAAGAGGCACCTGCTTTGGACTTAATGAGTTTCTTTAGTTTTGCCGAAGGCGGCATGGTGCCACAGCACCCCATGGGTCAACCAGAGTTTTACTCTGAGGGAGGCGCGGGAACAACCTACATCCAAGGTCGTGGTGATGGTACGTCAGACCAGATCCCCGCCATGGTGGCCAACAGTGAATTTGTGTTACCCGCGGACGTCGTGTCTGCTTTAGGTAACGGTTCCAGTGACTCTGGTGCAGATATTTTGGACCAGTTTATTAAAACAATCCGCGAACACAAGCACTCTAACCCCCCGGGTGAGTTGCCCCCAGAAAGCAAAGGCCCACTAGAGTATCTCTCTAGCGCGCACATGAAAGGAAGAAGAAAATGAGCGTTTTTGATTCAAGCAGTACAGTCAACACAACACTGCCAACGTGGTTTACGACTGCACAGCAGAACATTGCCACACAGGCTCCCCAAACATACCAAGCGGCCACGGCCCCGGGTAGCACTGTTGCCGCGGGTTTAATTAGCGACCTCAACAGTCAAACAGCCAACCCTTTCACAACGGCTATCAGCGGCCTACAAACAGCGCAGACAGCTAACGCTAACCCGTTCCTCCCTACTGGCGCCCCCAACACAGCAAGCCCCTTGGGCGGTTTATTTGCGGCCCAGAACGCCAAGCTGGACCAGATCCTCCCACAGATTTCGTCTCAGGTTGGCGCGGGTGGTATTGCTTCAGGCAACTATGGTTCTTTGCGCGACCAAACAGCAATCAACACCGCGCGTGCGGGTGCGTTGACCACACTGGCTGAACAGCAAAACAAAGCCTACATGGACGCAATGCAACAGTCTATTCAAGCCGGTCAGGCTTTAGGTAACGTGGGCTCTCAGTACGGCACGACGGCCCTGAACACAGCGACCCAAGAGATGATGGGTGGATTGCCCACACTGGCTAAGTATGGAGACATCATTAACAACATGGGCCCAACAACTAACAAGAGCGTTGAGACAGTCACGTCTAAAGGTGATTACGCTAACTTCTTGGCAGGGCTTGGTGCAATTGGTGGTGCGGGCAACACAATTACAGGCATTTTGAGCGGCAACAATACAGCATACCCTTGGTTGAACAAACTACTCTCTAGTGGCCCCGCAGGTGTAAACTTTGGTGGTAGTGGCAGTGGCACTTTTGGTGAAGGCGATTACTAATTATGGAAAACCCAACAATTCCTGAACCAACAGGCGGACTGCCGCTTGTAAAAGGTGAAATGCTTGGTAAGAGCGGCTTGAACGTTCTTGGCAACAAAGGCGTCGCACTTGGCATGGACGACAGCGCCAGCATTCGCGACTACCTCCAACAAATGATCAACCAACGTCAGTCTTACAGAGGTAGCGTTGAGCAGGGCATGGACCAAATGCGTTCCGTTCTTGGTAGCACCCAAAACGAGATGGCCCAGAACATGCAGGCGCAGAGCACCAAAGAGCGCACTAACGACCAAGACGTGTTCAACATGCGTGTCAACATGGCACAGTTGAAGACACAAGAAGAGCGCCTGTTGCAAGAGAAGCAACTAAAACAACAACAAATGTTGATGACTGAAAATGCAATTCGTGCGGCTTCTGGTTTGCCTCCCTTGACGTCTCTTCCCGGAATGGGAGGCCAAGGCGCTCCAATGGGTCAACAAGACGTTCCAACGGCTCAAGGTGCTCCTGTGGCTCAAGGTGCTGTTGCAGGTGGATATTTAACACCAACACAACAAGCAAGTATTCGTGTTTTATCACAAACTAATCCAGAGGAGGCAATCAAACAAGTTTTGGCTTTAACTAAGCCAACTGATTTGCAACGCGAACTGAGTTTCATGCCTGTGGCCCAACGGAACCAGTTTATTGCCGCAATTAAAGGCGACGCGGCATATAAACCTATTGAAGTTTACGACCCAGTGCTAGGACGAAAAGTACAAACTACGGCGGCAGAAATTATTAGTAAGTTGCCTATTTTTAACAACGTAGCACCTGTTGGAGGTCCTGCACCTGTTGGAGGTCCTGCACCTGTTGGAGGTCCTGCGCCTGTAGCGGCGGCTCCTGCGCCTGTAGCGGCGGCTCCTGCACCTGTAGCGGCGGCTCCTGCACCTGTAGCGGCGGCTCCTGCACCTGTAGCGGCGGCCCCTGCACCTAGGCCCGCGCCGGCTGTAGCAACTGCACCTAGTGGCAACGTTTCTCCAGCTTTGGCAAGTATTTTAAACATGCCGAACCCTAACCCAAGAAGTTCTCCTTCTTATGCAGAGTTTGAAACTGAAAGAAACAAAAAAGCAATTGAACAACAGGCTAAAGAAGCCGCTGTTGGTGTTGCTGGTGACACAAAAGAAGCCGAAAAAATGGCCGAAACATTGGCCGCGGAACAAACCGCTTTGCGTGCCGCGGCAGACGCCGCTCCAACTAACATTTTGCTTGCTAATCAAGTTATGCAGGATGTTAAAGAGCACAAAGACTTGTTTGCTAAATTAAACCAACCTTCTTTAGGTTCTGCGCTTGCTGGCTTAATGAAATCCGGCGTTCAAATTGGCCAGTTTGGTTCTATCAGCGTTCCCGGAATTAACGACTTCCTACAGCAGGTTGACCCCGGCGCAAAAGATAATCCAAAACGTTTGGAAGCTTGGACTCGCATTACAGCCAGCATGGCCCAGATTAACTTGGACTACGCACAACGTGTGATGAAAGGCCAAGGCGCTGTGTCTAACTTTGAACGCGAGTTAGTAGAGCGCGCGGTTGGAGACATCAACCGAGATTCTGCACGAAACATGATGGTCAAAATGAAGATGTTGGAAATTGCAAGTGCTAACGCTCAACAAATAAGTGATAAGTGGGGAGAAGCACAAAAAGCTGGTTTGAATTGGCAACAGTTTAAGAGTAGCCCTACATATAAGGACATTAAGCGCGAACAGTACTACAACACCGCTAAAACAATGCAAATCAAGAACCCTCCTAAGTACCCCGGAGATGCGTAAACATGGCGCAAAACAACGTTCCTGATTGGGTAACCAAGCTTGATGCTAAACGGCAGGCAACTGCCAAGCGCGTCATTGCGGAAGCCCAAGCGCAAGGGGTGCCACGCGAACTTGCTTTGGGTATGGCCATGCAAGAAAGTGGTTTTGATCAAAGCAAGAAGTCTAAGACGGGACCAACCGGTGTAATGATGCTCGGTAAAGCGGCCGCCAAAGACATGGGTGTCAACCGATATAACGAAGCAGAAAACATTCGCGGCGGCGTCAAGTACATGAAAATGATGCTTGATAAATACAACAACGACGTTGATAAAGCGTTGATTGCGTACCACGATGGTCCAAACAGCAACTACTTTACAACAGGACAAGCAAGCCCCGCCGCGCTAAACCACATTCAAAAAGTTAGAGGCTACGCCGGATACCAACCAATGGCGCCACAATCAACACAAACTACGGCGCCACAAGTAGCACAAGCAACACAAACAGCGGCGCCACAAGGAGTACAACCAATGGCTAAAGAAAATAAACTTGGAAGCGGCACATATCAAGTGGCCCCATTAGATCTCGACGCATTAGACGAGATTGATAAAATTACCAGACAAGACTCCAATAGATTTTTAAGTCCTTTTGTTCAAGGCGCGGGAGTTGTTGGTGCTATCGCTGGTGCTACATTAGGTCAAGACAAACCTAAGTCCGGCGAAAAATTTCAGGCGGAAGTTTCTCAAAGCAAAATTCCAATGCAAGCCGCACAAATTCGCAACCAAGCTTTACAGGCCCAATATGACGCGGATGTAAGAGCACACAACGACGCGTTGAAGTTGCGTAAAGAGTTAATGGATTCTGCGGCTAAAGTGCAAGGTGCTGACATAAGCAATTGGTCTTTGGGCCAATACAGGGGCGCAATTCCTTTTGTTGAAGGCCAAGAAGCTTTAAGTATGAAAGAAGCAGGAGCAATGGGTGAAGAAGGCGTTAAAAAAGAACGCCAAGCCAAAGCCATGATGCCCGGAGTTCAATTTGATAAGACAACAGGTCTTATGCTTCCCCCTAACGCAACACCGGCTCCCCCGCCACAAATCTTTCAACAACATCCTTTGTTGCAAGGATTACCACAATACCCCGCTCCTCTTGCGTTGGAGCGTGTACCAACACCCAAGCCAGTAAGTCCCGGATCACGTTTTGGTCAAGGTGCTAATGCTGTATCTGGTGGTTTAGCAGGCATTCAAGCCGCAGACGCTTACCAAAGGGGAGCAAATGATCCTGTTGGTGCAGGCCTCGGTGCAATTAGTTCAGCAGGTTTTGGAGCAACTGCGGCGGGCAACCCGAAAGTTAAAGCATTAGGTGCGGCGGCTGGTGTTGTCGGTGGGGCGGCACAAAAAGTGTGGGATGTTTTCAACACCAAAGACCAAACTAAGTCTGTATTGCAACCAACAGGTGAACCACCTAAGTATAAAAAAGGTGGTGCAATAAAAAAGCCGGACGGCGGACTGTCCGCCGTTGAGCACTTTCAGTCTGGTGGTCGTGCCGGTGCAGGAAAAGCGGCGTGGCAACTCGGTAGTCAACAGGTAGGCAAACTGTCCGACTGGGCACAGAACTATCTTGGCCACTACTTTGTACCAACGCAGTCCGACCGCATGGCAGGGGTTGGTGGTACCAGCTTTAGTGCCAACTCTTTGGCGCGTCCTGAATACTCTAATCGCGCATGGGGCTCCGGTCAAAAAGCCACAGCAACAGGCATCGCCAATTTGGCTAAAGATCCTCGCTACGGCGGAACAGAGCGCCAAATCTTTGCACCATTGATTGGTTCAGAGAACATGCACCAGTCTAATCAGATTGTGTATAATGAGCTTTTAAAACAGCACAACAAAAACATACACAAATACTCACCTGAACGCGTGGCTGAAATTAACCAGTACATGCAAACAGGCGGTTTGAACACAGGCATTGCCAAACAAAAGTTTGACCCTATTCCTGAATTTAACGTTCTTGATCAAGATCTTCTTAGAAAATATGGCGACACGTTTGACACACGCAAAGCAATTGCAAACTACGCATTTGGCGCTGAAGGTTTAGGTAAAACTAAAAAACGTATATTTGACTACCAAAATATTTTGGACGAGATGCGCGATCCCCTTACACAGGGGTCTCCTTCATTTTCTATGGGTCCTCGTGCGTTCAAACTGTCTGGTGAAGTAGAACAGATCCCGCGTGCTGATCTGAATGAAGCATACCCTTGGATGTTGCACGGCAAAGATTTAGACGTTACGTACCAACCCGTACCATCTGAATTGTCTTTGCGTGACTTTCAAAAACAATGGCGTAAAGATACAGGCAACACAATGCCTAAGAAGTCCGGTGCATTGAAACAGCCCGGATATTATGAGCACACAGCGGGCTACACACCTGAGGGCGCTTCAGAGCGCGTGTATCCGCGTCAATTGATCACTGAAGAGTGGATCAAAGACTTGCAGTCTAGTGCGTTTTCTGAAGGCGGCCTGACTGGTGTACCACACTACGATAAAGGTGGTAGGACGGGTGTTCTTACGCGTCTTGGTGAATCAGCATACGACATTTTAAAGTTGACGCCGGAGAAGATTGAAGCGTGGCGCAAGGCCAACGCAAAACCATACAAGCAACAGCAGGACCTCCAACTGGCCCAAGCGCTTGAAGCGTACATGACAGGCAAAATATCACAGGCTGACTACCTGCGCATTATGAACGAGCGCAGACCAATTCGCCCGTTGACTGAAGTGCCAAAAGCGCATTCTGATACAGACATTGCTTCTGCGTTGAATAAAAATCAGGTGGAAAACAAAGGTATTTTAGGTGTGAATTTATTTGCTCCAGAGGGCATGCGCGTAGGCAACCGCCTAGACATCCCTGCGTATGAGCGCTTTGGTACCTACGTGGACACAATGCATGATCCCGCAGGCAAACCTATTGCCTACGGCCATACAGGGCACTTAAAAAACGTAGAGTTTCAGTCTGAACCCAACAGAGCTATTCGTGTGGGTCTTGGTACCAGAGAACAGGGATTGACCCCCTTGGCTTTGGAAGAGGGCCAAGGCAAGGCGCCGTTTGCCATGATGGTTGGTGACAACCAAGTCACAAGCAACGACGAGGTCCGCAGGATGCTTGCAGAGGCATTAAAAGACCCCACATGGCGCCAGATTGGTATGAACCCATACCGCGGGTCACAGTTCTACGACAAGGCCGACATGCAACCAGTGTTTAGCGCGGCTGAAAAGATTCAGGCCGGCCCTCTGGTGTTGGCCCGTGACGTAGAGAAAACATCGTGGAAAGACCCACGACTAAAAACCAGATACGGCGTGAACTACGCCAAAGGTGGTTTGACACACTTATAGGCTTGGGGGAGAAGAGTGGCCACCAAACCACCCCCCTCTTCGCCCTTATTTGCGGTAGCGTGTGTCGATCCAAGACTCTGCCGCAAGCGGGAAATCTCCCGCCCAACTTGGTGGTGTGGTCAACGACTTCATCACCAATTCTTCAGTTTGTTTCGCGTCTTCTACACGGCATAACGAAAGAATTTCATCATGGATCAGGTTAATCACCGACACGCCTTTACCCTCCAGTTCAAGCGAAGCCTCGGCAAGAAAATCTCTTGCGGTTCCTTGAACGGCGGACTGGAAGATGCTAGACCCAATAAGCTTGTTGCGCCCCCACTTGCGGGTGAAAGTGTTCTGACTGGTGACGTACACCACGTCAGCCAACTTACCCCATGGGGTATACTCCTGAATGACCTCAGGGGCTTGCCAACAAATTAAGCGGCTACTAGGCAGTTGCATCCACAGTGCGCCCTTGAGCACCTTAAACGTCACCTTACCGGCCTTAAAGGGGCTTCCCGGCTCTTTAATGGCGTCGATGGCCGCTTGGCCCATTAGGAACCAACAGTTCTTCACCTTGGCATAAGACAGCCTGTACGCGTTCACAGCGTTCTCTGCCTGCCCGAGATCCAACATCACCCCCATGCCTTCAGCGTAGGCCACAAGGCCCTTTGCGCCCTGCCCAAACATGCAACCGAGCACAGCAGACTTGCTAACCTGACGCATGTCCTTGGTTACCTGTTCGTAGGGCACGTTGTACAGGCTTGTTGACGCGAACGTCTTGTACTCGTCCAGACCCTTGCGGAACAACTCCACCTTGTCATTCTGGCCGGCAATCCACGACGCCACCCTGTTCTCGATCGATGACAGGTCAGCGTCCACAAAGGTGTAACCCTCGGGCGCCTTGATGGCATTGCGCACAATCGACGAGCACGCGTCCATCACGCGGTCACCAAAGCGCTCCTTCATGGCCAAGTAGCCTCCATGCTCCAGACCTATCTGCACCGCGTCTGCAATGTCTTGGTCCTTCATCCACAGCGCGGGGCGCGCGATGTTCTGCAGGTTGATACCCCGACTGGCCCAACGGCCCGTGGAGGCGCCGTGGTAAACCAGTCCGTTACGAATGCGCCCGTCCACCTGCACGTCGGCCATTTTGTTGAACTTGGTTACAGACGTTTTGGACCCCTCAGAGCGCAACTTGAGCACCTTGCTCACGTCTGGGTCGGCGTGGGTCTTCTTGGCCTCGTTCTCAATTGTTTCGGCCTGCATGTCAGTCAACGGCACGCCCCTAGAGCGGAACCAGTTGAGTAGTTGCTCACGCTTGGACACCTCAATGCCGCCGGTCAGGCGCGTTATTTCTTCGTTGATGTGGCTCATCTCGTGAGCCACCACGTTCATAATGTTATCCAACTCAGCGGGGTCCACTGGAACACCGCGTTGGTTGATCTTCTGCGTGGCCACCCACACAGCCTGTTCGGATGGTGACAGTTTGCGTAACTTTCCGACGACTGCAATTTCAGTCTGCACGTCGCGCTTACAGTACTCAAGCATCTCCGCCACGAGCACTGGGTCCTCGCTGAACGTGCCGTCGCGCTTGGGTTTGCTCAACAGTTGAATGAGCTTCTTGCCGCGCTTGTCTTTTTGGAAGTCTGCCCGCATCACCTCGCCGGCCGTGTCCAAGTCTTGGGGGATGTTGTTTGCGGCCGCGATGGCCATAGAGTCAATCAGTTGATCCCACTTAATCTCAGGCCACCCAAAGCGGGTGCCTACGCGGTTCCAAATGTGGTGCTCAAACGACGCATTCCATGCGGAGATTAGGCCGCCATTCGCCGCATGGTCTAACACCCATGCAGGCACTTGGTCGGGCGTCCACACCTGCACGTCGTCCGCGGTAAAACCTGCGGCTATGCAAATGATTTCTGTTGTGGGGGAGGATGAATAAACATCAAGGCCGTGGACCTTGAGATCGACCCTGCTACGGGTCTCGAAGTCGATTGAAAGAACTGACATAACTGCTCCTAAGGCATGCAGACTAATCTGCGTTAAAAAAGAGCAGAGAGGTTTCCCTCTCTGCTAAAGGTCCAACCAAGGACTCACCATGAAACACACCGAAACTATATCACAGATTTTGTGCGTTTTTGAATTTCACGTTCAATGTACCATTTAGCTTTCTTCAAGTCCTCAATGGCATCCTTCTTCAAGTCACAACGCCAGATGTATTTAATCGCGTTACCTAGGTTAAACCCCATGTGTTCAGTGACTTGAATACACTCAATACCTGATGGGTGTTCAGTGTAATGCGGCGGTTTATTAACTACATCTGGCTCGTTCATTTGAAAGCGCTCAGTGCGTACTGGTGCAAATGGGCCCACAAACCCAAGGCAATAAAGCCTAGGTATGCCGCGCCGATTATCCCCACCAACATGGTAAAAGCACCGAGAACGTTTTCACAAATTCGTAAAATTTTCTCTTTCATAATTGCTCCTTAAATTTCGCATACGCCGGCCACACAGGCAAGCATTTGAGCGCCTTCCACATTATCGGTGTTTTCGGCAAACTTTGCCCACTCGATTGTTGGCATTTGCGCCAACAGTGTATCGTACTCTTCCTTGGTGCACTCCTCGTAGGGTGCCTGTCTGTACGTGCCGCCGTCATGGGGCAGGAACGACACACCAGACATTTCGTCAAAGTGGTCCCAAACAAACGCGCCCACCTTAGGCCACTCGCTCTCTTTGACCGAGATGGTCACAGAGGGCTTGTGCTCACACCAGTGGCGCTGATACGTCAGCCACAGACCCAAGTGGTCAATGGCGTCAATGTCGTCGCGTGTAGTTAAACCCTCTGGCGCCTTCTGTGGGAAGCTGAACACGATTGTGTTGTTGGGCTTCATCACGCACGGCTCGTTGGGGATGCCTTGGGTAACCAAGAACTGTGACAGCGGGTCCTTCATGTCACCGCGCACGCGGCGAATGTAGTAGGGTGAGTGGCGTGGGTGAATGCCGCTCGCTGTGTCTGTCAACTGGCTCACTGTACCACTGGGCTTAACGGCCGTAATGGCTGTTGAGCGTGGGATACCAAGCAGGTCGGCGTACTCAGCGTTAGCCTCTTCAGCAACCAAGCGCAACTGGGGCAACCACAACGCGGCGCCGTCTGGGTTACTCGTAACCTTGTGGTCGTAGATGCCAGTTAAGGACACACCCAACAAACGCTCTTCCTCAGTGTTTCGTTGCCAGACCTTACGCAGGTATGGGAAGTGTGTGAACGTGGCCTGTATGGTGCCTAAAATGGCCGCCATGCGCACCTTCTGCTTCAGGCTCTCCAGTGTGTCCTCTGGGCGCACCATGACCTCTGTCAAATTACAGAACTGGTAGGGGCGCAGAATGATCTCACTGCAGGGGTTTGTGCCAAACTCAAAGTTGGGGTCACGCTTGCCGTACTTGGCCACAGCGGCCTTGGCGGCCTCGCGGTTAAAGATACCGCGCTCGCCTGAGTGGCTGTTGTACAGCGACGTCCACTCTTCTAAGAACGTGCCCACAGTGGGCTTGACCTCGTACACCGCGCTGTTGTTAGCCAGTGCGCGGTGGCCGGCAGTCTCCCACCAGTTACCAGATTTGGCGTGGCGGATACGCTCGTCGTTCAGGTCGGACAAAGAGATCATGGCAGAGCGGCGCACGCCACCCACCACAACAACCTCACCGATCTTGCACATTATGTCGTGGCACTCAAGCGTGTTCAGCTTACGGCCCTGTGCGGCCTTGAAGATTTTGATTGTGAAGTGGAACAGGTCAACCAGTGGCTCTGGACCGGATGCGCGGCCCCCAAAGGTCTTCAGGGGCGTGCCTGCGGCGCGCACCTTGCTCACGTCCCATTTTGGGATCTCGCCGGCGTACAGGTTGGCTAGTAACAGGCGGTATGACTTGGCCCAACCTTCTTTGCTGTCGTGCACGTTGATAACGTGCGTGGACTCAAACAGGCGCTCTGGCACGTCGGGCAGTTTGTTTGTGTACTTAGATTCCACAGAGAATCCGACACCCGTACCACAGAGCAGAATGAACATGGCTTCGTCAAATGACTTGACGTCGTCCACGGGGAGGTATGAGCAGTTGTATACACAGGTGTTGTCACGATCGGCGGCTTTTCCAGAGGTCATCATGGCACGCATTGACGGCATGATGTGATGGCCAGATATGGCGTTAAAAATGTCTTGCTTCATTGAAGAATCAAGCTTGGGGGTCTTTTCAAAAACATAGTTCACGTAGCGGTTTACAGTTTCGTTCCAGTCCTCACGTCGATTTTGATCTGGCATGAACTTAGCGTAACGGCTCTTGTGAATGTATTGTTGGTATTGGTTCATTTTATGGTGATAAATTTTAGAGACAAAAAAAGCCCACGCGTGAGAGTGGGCGTCGGGTGCAACAGCGTTTATTCTTCTGCTGTTGGTTCTTTTACTTCTTCAGCGGCTTTCGCGGCTTCCAAAGCTTCTGCTTGCGGGCGGCCTTGGTCAACAATGGCCATGATGGTCATGTTAACTTCAGCAAAGGGAAGCTTGCCCAACAAACCGAGAATGTGGTTAGTTTCATCGACAGTAAATTCAAGTTTGATCATAATAAATGTTCAGTATATTAAACAATTTAGGGTTGTAGCTTATAAGCTACAACCCACCAACCTACTTAGACCGCGAAGTCCGAAGCGGCGGAAGAACCACCACCCAAACGATCGCCGTCAGACAACTTTTGCAAGTTGCTCAAACCGCAGGCAATACCCTTGGAGCCTTGTTGGTTATACGCATAGAACGTCAAAGACGCTCTGCCGTAGCAACCAGAATACAACTCTTCTGGGTCAATGATCGGGTTCAAATCAGCGTCCACAACGCCGGGCTTTTGGTACGTGTTAGCGTTGATGAAAAACGAATTTGCGTACGCAGGGTCGTCCTTCTCAGCATCACCATCACGCAGGCCGCCTTTAAGGCCCTTAGGCACTGTGCCACCAAAAAGCGTGGCGCTTGCCGCCTTGGCTTTTTCAAACGCCGCGTTGACTCTGTCAATCGTATCCTTGTCTTTCTTGTCAATAATAATCGACACAGAAAACTTAGGTGTCATCCCCTCTTCCATTGCAACGGCTTTGAACACGTTGACATAAGAAAAACGAACTTTACCGGTAACCACTTTTTCACTAACTTTGGCCATCTTGGCCTCCTTGTTTACTTGTTCGAGAGCCTTTAAAAAGGGCGGCTCCCAATACCCTACTTACGCAAAATCTTCTCTGGCTTTTGACGGGACCAACTTGGGCTCGCCTGCAGGTTTGACAATCAGGTCACCAAGAATATCTTGGAGGTGCCCCTTGCCCACTTGCTTTTCCAATTGTGCCACAGATTTTAAACTGGGTGTGGTGAATATATCATCAAACCCTGCTTTCTGCAACTTTTTCGCCGCATCCTCTTGCGCCTCTATTTTACGATTTGTGCTTGTCTGCCCCAACTCGTAACCAGTGGGCACTATGCCATGGTCCGTTGCCTGTGTCAACATGTAATCTTCAACGTCAGAAAGCCACTTGCGTGTCTTAGCCGCGTCTGAGAGTATCTTTATCAACTCGGTTTCTGACAGGAGCGCTGGCGCCTTGAAATCGGCCGCCGCGGCCACGTTGTTAAAGTCTGCTCGGGCCCTGCACTGTGACTTGGCCCTACAGAATTGACAGTGGCTTCCTGCCATAAACTCCCCTTGGCCGGCGTGTGCTTTTTTGGCCTTGGGTTTTACTACATGCACGGCCCAGTCTTGCAAACTTTCTAGCGTCACTGTTTCGGTGGTGATGCTGTCCAGTCGGGGTTGGTGAATGGTGTATTCGACGTGGGTGATGTTTGGGTGCTCGTCCTTGTACTTGTACCAACCACCAAGGCCATACAGCCTCAGTTGCGGGTTGTCCGCGGCGTCTACCGGCACCCCCTTGCCGAATTTCAGGTCGATTACTCGAACCTTGTTCTCGCTCATTATGACCACGTCGGCGGTGCCGAACCCGTCAGGCACCCACTCACTGAAGTCCACTCGTTGCTCAAAGTAAGGGGTATCCCCCTCACCAATTTGCGAACGAACGTAGAGCACGTAGTTGTCTACATGCGCCTCAAAGTCTTCGTCGTAATAGGGTGTTGCCTTGACCTCTGCAATGGCCTCGTTGTACTCCTTGGCCGTCATCTGTCCAAAATGCCGGCGTAGCTTGGCCTCTGCCATGGTGTGGGCTGTGGTGCCCTCTTGGCTGAAGTCGAACGCGCCTGCTTTTCGTTTAGGTTCGGGGAGTGACGCCTCTAGTCGCGCGCTGGGTGTACAAGACATCCATCGTTTGGACCCTGAGGCACTGAGTAGTGCATGTGTAGCGATGATGCTCTCCTTTATGCAAAGGTGAAAAAGCCCCTCTCGGGGCTTACGAAACGTCGGAACTTATTGCTAAGTGCCGACGTATTGTTACGCCGCTTTTTTAAGCGCCGTAATCAGGTCGGTAACTGCACCAGAAAAATCCAACACGACGTCCGCCTTGACTTCAAGCTTACTGCTCTTGTCGTCGCGGTAGTCAGAGGGGAATTGACCCCGTAGTGCTATCTCCGCCACCCTGCTGTTGAACGCCTTGTTCTCCACGTTAGCAAGCAACTGGGTTTCCCAGTAAGCCTGTGAGTGTGTGATGGCCATGTCCAGTGCTTCAGCAAACTCTGGGTGGTTTTTCTTAAACGTCTGCGCGGCCGCGGAACTGATTCCGACGCTTGCAAACATCATTTTTTGGGACGCGCCTACCTTGCCCAACTCTATCAGTTGGTCGCACATCTCCGGTTTAAACTCGTATTTGGATTTCGTTGCCATGGTGTATACCTTATATTCAAGGCCTAAAAAGGCCTTTCCTATATAGAATTACCCATTTTGCGAGGGCTTTTCGACCTTCTGCACCTGAGTATTTGCGTCTCGCACCTGTGCACGGGCCTTTGCCTCACGTAATGCCTCGTTTACCACTAATCGTGTCACCGCTCCGGCCATTTCCTGAATGCGTTGCTCTTTTGGTTTTACGCCCAAAGATGTTAATAAATTTGTTGCTTCGTTTGCCATTATGCTAATCCTTTTGTTTGCTGTTCTCTAAACTTGCGTAAATCTCGCAATATGAAATCATGCTCTTCTTCGTTCTCAAAGTGCCATATTGACAGCACGTCTTGATCTTTCTCGAACATGGGGTGCTTGGCGTCAACCTGAACGTCTATTGTAGGCCATCCTTGTTTAACATACTCCACTATGTATCCATTCACAATTTTAACTCCTTTCGTATTTTAGCAACCGCCGCCGCAAAATGGTAGCGCCAGTATTTTTGGGTTACTGCCAAATCGTGGTAGTTGTACCCTGACAGGTGCGCCTCAATGATTTCCCTCTGTTGTGGGGACAGCTTTTCCGCCACGACGTTGTACACGTCTTGGATGGTGTCTGGCCCCCACGGCGCCCAACCCATGCCGCCGGTGGTAGGTTCGGAGGACGAATCCTCGTGCTCAAGAGGATCCGGCTCTTCGTCTGAAAGCCTGCGGATGGTGGCGTTTACTTTGATCATTGAAGTTTGAGCGCGTTCATTAACGCGTTTTGCATATCGATCTTCCCTTCTAGCACGTCCATGACCTGACTGTCAATACTTTTTTGCATGGTCAGGTGATGAATAATTACAGGCTTTTCTTGCCCCTGCCGGAACAGGCGCGCGTTGGCTTGTAGGTAGTCTTCACTGGACCATGGCAGGTCAAACCAAACGATCTGTGCCGTGTCACCCACGTTGCACTGCAGGTTCAGGCCGATGCCCACGCTTTTAGGGTGGCAAAGTAGCACTGGGACCTTACCAGAACGCCATAGAGCGATTGTTTTCTCGTCGTCAGGGCTGAGTAGCACCGCGTCAGGAAAAACGCCCTGAAGCCGTTTTAGGCTGTGTTTGAAGTTGTAGAACACAATGGTTGGCGTGTCGTCCAACATGTCGGTCAGGTATTCCAGTTTGGTGTCATGGATGTGCACCACCTCTTTGGTCTCTGAGTAGATTGCCCCCGCGGTCATTTGCAGTAGTTTGCCCGTCAGGACCCCTGCCGACGCCGCGGTCAGGGTCTCTGCGTCCACCTCCACCACCATCTCTTTGCGCATGGTGTTGTAGGCCTGTTTGGGGCCCTTCTCCCACTCAATGGTGTGCACAATGTCCTGACGCTGTGGCATGGTCAGATAGTCCTCCTTGCGCAGGGACACGCAAATGTCCCCAATCAGGGCGTCAATCTGCTCCTTTGCGTTTGGTCTTAGCTTCCAACTCCAGACCATCCCCGTTCTGCGATCCCTTGTGTCGGGCTCGAAGAACTTCTCCTTGTAGGAAGTCATCGATTTCCCTAATCGTTGGCCCAAATCCAATATGCCGACTTGGGTCCATAGGTCTAGGTACGACTTCGGGGTTGGTGTTCCTGTCAGGATGTACCTGTGCTCGAAGTTCTTCAATTGTCCTTTCAAGGTCTTCCATCTCTTGGACGATGGATTCTTGAATCTGCTTGATTCGTCGATCACTAACGTCTGCCATCGCGGTAACGAGGCTTGCTCGAAAAGCCACACCACGTTCTCGACATTGATCAAATACACGCTCGAATCGCTCTGCAACGCTTTCATGCGCTCCTGTGGTGTTCCCACAATGAGGGCAAACTTCATCTTCTCTGTGTGCGTCCAATTTTCTGCCTCCTGTTTCCAAACGTTTTTAATGACGGCCTTTGGCCCAATAATCAGCGTCTTGCCCTCAAGTTGGCTGAGTATCGTCAGGGCCGTTATCGTCTTGCCCAGTCCCATGTCCATCAGCAGTCCCATGTGAGGCTGAGTCTTGCTCTCCTGCACTAGGCGCTGTTGGTAGGGGTGTAAATTTTTTAATGTCAACATCAATAGCCTGCTCTTTCCCTTGCTGTAACGTCGTTAATAATGCGATGACGCGTGGGGCGAGTGATGTAGGTATTTGCAGGGTCGCCAATTGGGGGCGGTCGTGCACCTCCATTATTTACCTCCTTTATTTTTTCGTGTGTCCAGTCTGCAACCTTGTACAACTCGTCTTGGGTTGCGTTTGATTTGATTGTGTTTGCTCTGTTGCTTAACCATGCCACGTTGCCTTTGACATACCCCTTTTCAGGAATGATTTTGTCTAGGCTCGGTGAATCAGGGCCGCTCGATCCCACAGTGCCCGACTGCCCATAGCCCCAAAGAATCTTGGTCCTGAACACCGGACAGTATTCCGGCGCGATTGCACACAGGTAACTATGGTCCAACTCAAATGGAATACCTGCGGCAGTGGCGCGTCGTTTAACGTTATACATTGTTTTGGCAATGTGTATACGTTTTTTAATTTCGTGGGCTTCGTCGTCTGTCATAGTTGGTCAACGAACTCGTCTACTTCTTGCTCGCTCGCCAAGACGTGCGTGAACACCCCATGGGTCAGAAGAATCTTGTGCATCAATTCTTGCCTCGCGCTTAGTTTTCCCTTTAGGTCTTTCAACTCCACTGGGATCACCTTGCTCTTGTAAAACACTAGCCGGTCCGGCACCCCCGTCATCGACGGGCTTACCCACTTCAGGCATAGGCCACCCTTCTCCTTCACTTTTTTTACCAACCTTTGTTCGATTTTCTTTTCGTTTTGCAATTTTGGCAACCTCCACTAAACAGGCCGTGAACATTTGACGCACCAACCATTCGGTCAGGTACGCCCGAGACTCTTCACCAAAATCCTCCACGTCTTCGCCAATGTGTTCGAGCACCCGCGCCACCACGTGTGTGGCCTCGTGGGCCACCACGCTGGCCAGCAGGGCCGCGTTGTCAACACACTCGATCAGGTTGAACACCACGATGACAATAGCCTCTTTTGGTGTAGAGAAGCTGTGTGTCTCCGCGATGCCCAACTCTAGTGGCGCCATGTCGGGTTGTGCTGTGATGCCGTGGTCCTTCAACACTTTGTAGAACGCCTGTGATGTAAAGCACATCTTTACAGGCACCGGAAAGAAACCAACATCCACATGAAAATATGCGTTGCTCAAAATATCTCCTCCCGTTCAAAGTTGCTGATACTGTCCACGTACTTCTGTGCCTTCGGTTTAAGCTTGATGCCAAGGTAAACGTTGGCCAACTCACCATCAACACGAAGCCTGCTTGCTGTCACGCGGTGGTCCTGCGTTGCCGCAAGAAACCTACGCTTGAACGCCATGTCACTTCCGGGCGGTATGTTCTTTGCAGTGGCCCATTTGCGCCAACAAATAAACACGTCGTCCTTCATTGCCTTGGCATCTAGGTCATAGTCCAGTGCGTCTGTAACGAACGACCCGATAGGGTTACCTAACTCCTCCATCAACTCCAGTAACTCGCGCCCTGTTGTTGGTTGTTGGAACCGCTGACCCTCGCGCGCCATGCGTCGTTGCTGTCCTGCAATGGCCCAGTTAAAAATGGCAGGCAACTCTTTGGCCAACTTGTCGGCCAACAGTGTGTCCTCTTTGCCGTAGAAACTATTGCTCATCTTCAGCACAATCATGCGTCCTGTTAACGCGTTTGAGTTTTCTGTTAACTGCAAGGCCTCGTTAGAGTAGATCACAATGCGCGTTGGCAAATAACCACTCCAAGCTTCCTTGTTTTTTCTGTTCACAGTCACAGTATCCCCGCCAACAATCCGGAGCAACTGGCTCACTACAGCACCCCTGTTGCGCTCCGGTGCTCGTGCGTCCGTGAAACTCGCTAGCAGTTTTCCTAGCCATGGTTGAAGTCCAAAAGTATCGCATAACTCATCCAGTTGTGGCGCTACTGTGTTGTGTTGCCCCAAGAGGCTTACGAGCACCTTGTTAATCGTTCCCTTGCCAGAGCGGCGCGGTCCTATGATGTTAAAGAATTTCTGCTGTGTTGAATCACCGCTCAGAATGTAGCCGAACATCTCCTGCAGGCAGGTAATGCTCTCAGGGTCGTCGTTCCAAATGTCCTGCAAGAAACGCTCCCACGTCGGGCACGTCGCGTCAGGGTCGTAAGCAAACGGCAAACTGTTCTGCGTGAAAAACCCCAAGCTGTGGGGTATCAGCAGGTTTTGCTCGGTGTGAAAAATGCCGTTCTCAAGCGACACCAGTTTGCTTGGGTCTGGCCTGTTGTTCCCGTACCCCTCAAGCCACACCGGTGGTTTGGTGTTAGCCGTGTTGGGTAGGTGGGTGACTGCGTGCACCGCGTCTAGGATCGCAGACACGTGCGCAGGCGTCGGGTTAAACGGCATCAGGTTTTGCTTCTTGTCGTACTTCTTGCACCGGTCCAAAAACGTGTACAGCAGGGACCGCACTGTGGCCTCCTCAATGTCTTGGTAGTGTGTGCCCTTGTACTGGAACATGTCGTTTGCGTACGTGGTCAGCGACGTGCCTTCTTCGCACGTGAACTGACTGGCCAAAAACTCTTTGGCGTGGTTCAGCGGGCCACCCGTGAGCACCTTCTCCCCGTTGGCCACCACCGCGGCCTCTTTAGTCTTGTTGACCTTAAACACCAGTGAACGCAGTGTGGTGCCACCAGTGCCGCCGAAGCTGTCCCACTTGGCCGCGCACTGCCCTGCCGCGTATGACCCGCAGGCCCCGTCGTTATCAGACCACCGGTCCCACAACTCCAGTGCCTCGTAGTCACCACCGAACTGGTGGTGTAGGGCCATGCCCACCGCCAACCACTCTGTGTAGCCACAGTCGGGGTCTAGCAGGGTCAGCAGGTCGGTCTCAACACGTGCCAAGTCCCACCCGTCCAGTGGTGGGCTGTAGTCCGCAAACGAATCGCCCGAGCGGTAACTGCGACGTGCAGGCACGATGTGTTGCAGGTCCTGCTCTTGGTCGGGAATGGTGCCACCAAGTGTGTGGCCGGTCACTGTAAAGTAACGGCCCTTGGGGTAGATTTCGAGACCCTTCTCGTGGTCGACGTGCGCGGCATTCAACTGCGCGCGTGTAAAGATTTTGATGCCGGTGCCTGAGGGGCTGACCTCTGCGTAGCCTAGGACCGCGTCTTTAATGGACTGCGCCTCAGGCGTAAGAGACGTTGGACCCTGAACGGCATCCACGCAGTCGTCCAAGTCAATGCCCATGATGCCGTCGCTACCATCAAAGACAAAGCCAACACCATCGAAGCGACCTGTTTGATAAGCCTCTTGTGCATGTAAAAAGTCACACCATGTTGTTGGGTTTGTGGAACTTGCTGACGACCCATTTGACTGCAGTGGTAATTTTGACCACCGCTTGTTCGACTCTTCCCCAACCTCGACTAACCTCCACAAAACCCAACGGGAGATTTTCTTGAGGCTGATCGGGATGTTCTCGAATTGAACCGCTAGTGCTGTTGGTTTGTTCATGTGTTTGCGCCTTTGTGTTTGGTGAATAGTTTATCATTTTTTGACACCTCTCAGTGTGTCGTACGCTGTTTCTCGCGCTTGCTTCATTTCCATAAGACCCATCTCGGCCTCCTTAATCTGGTCGTCCATTTCGTTGATCACCGCCTGCCCGTACTTCTCCGCGGCCTCCTCGGCTGTCAGGTCATCACGCGATGCTTTACCGAGCACGCTGTCGTTGTCCTCCGGCCCGTGGTACCCAAATTGTACAACACCCTGCATTTCCAGTATGGTGATCACCACCATAGGCATGACTAGCACGATGGCCAGTGCTGTAATCGGGTCCAAAAAGTAGCCCGTCACTAACGCGAGTATTGCGCCAAATAAATAGATTGCGTAAATTATTTTTTTCATCCGATTTCCTGACACATTTTTAAAGCCTCAATGACCAACTCGTTTATGTTGGCCAGTATTTGGTCGCCGTCTGCCTCGTACTTGTAGTGCAGGCGCAGTTGTTCTGATATGTCCAACAGCGCAAAGATCGCGTCCTGCCCATGTAGCGCGTGCCTCAGTTTGTCCTCGTCGTCGGGGTACTCAAATTCAAGTATTGCTTTCATTTGTTTTCCTTAAACTCATTGACACGTAACCATTTTGTGGCCACCCATTTAACACCGGCTTCTACTGGTGTGCCACCATGAAGCGTTTTACTGTCCGCTGTTGGTGTGTTGTACCTAAACAATAAAGCATTTCCTTCTTGTGCATGAACTTCTAACCCTGCGTCAGGAAAAATAGTTGCGCCTCCGCTTTCAGGCGTGTTTAGGTACATTAAAAATGTTGCAATTCGTTGGCCACCATTTTTAATGTGTGTTGCTGATCCTTCTTTATCTTCCGGAAAATAATCAAAATGCGGTTTGTATTGTTGCCCTTTTTCGTAACGAAGAACTTGTATGCCTTCGCCATTTTCTACAGGGATGCCGGTCAGGTCTGAAATTCTTTGTTCAATTTTCTGAATCAGTGGTGTTTCACCAATTAAAAAGTGCATGCCCGAACTTGTACGTCCCTCGTGTGAAACCCACTCTCCGTTTTTATCGTCCACCACCTGCGACGCAACTAATTTAGCGCTTGCGTGGTTTATGATTTCTTGGCATTCGTTCCGGTCTAAAAAATTACCAAACACAGTTGCGTCAGGAACTGTAGATTTCAACAATGTAGTTGATTTGTCTTTTATTTTATTTTCCACCGACCAGTGGTAAAACACATAAATTGATCTTTGCGCTTCACCACACAATAACTCTTCACGCCAGTGTGGGTGTTTTCTTCCTTCCATCATCGCGCCCTGACCTACAGGAATCACAATTCCATAGGCTTGGCTTACAAATTCTGTGTCATCTGTTGACCTATCCCACTCTTTGTTTTCGTACTTTTTTGCACTGATATACAAAGGCCATTCAAGGTTGTTTTTATCTTCTATACACACGCTCAACGTTATGTCCAAACCTTCGCGGTCGGTGTGAATTTTAAGATAGCTTCCTCTTTTGTAAACACGCGTGTAACTATTTACAAATGTTGCTTTGGGGTAATATTTTTGAACCTGTTTAGTTATGCGGTCCGCGTAAGCCAGTGTGGCCGGCAGGTTATATAACCCCTCACTATTTTTGTAATAGTTTTGGGAATCTTCGTTCACTTTATTTTCTGTGCCGTCAAAAGCTGAAACTATAGAAGCACATTCTTCAGGACTAAAAATATACATCATGCTTTGCTCCAATCGTAGTCGTCGTCATCTTCGCCCGCACGTGCGCGCTCTTCAAAAATGTATTTGGGTTGGTAGTTTTGTGTGTAGTCGATCCATGCCTCTTCGTAGCGCATGAACTCTGTGTTTGGAATGAAGAGGGGCGTCAGGCGCCCGTCCTCTTTGACTGAACCTAGACAACGTGTGGCGGGTGTGCGCGTTGCGCGCCACACCTTTCTCGCCCGTCGCACACGTAACCACGCCTCCCTGACCTCCTCGGTCCACTGTGCCGCCTTCTCAGGCGGTAACTTTTTTAGGTTGGCTTCGTAAACTGCGCGCTCGTTGTCTGTCATGTCTTAGTCCTTCGGTGTAAGCAGTTTGCCTTCAGCAATGGCGGTTTTCAGCACGCCAATGAACGCAAAATTTAGCAGGTACTTGGTTGCCAGTGGCCCCATGTTGATGTTGCAGTCACAGGACCCGTCCTCATTTTCTTTGACGTTCTCTACCCGTATGTAGTCAAAATCTTTAAGGTCAACTTCTGAGATCATAATTAACTCGCTAGTTTGTACAGGCCGACGTTTGCAAACGCGTAGCCTAGGTACGTTAGACACATGGGTGTATTGCCCTTGAGCCCCTGCTCAACTGCCACGCCCGCATAGATTAGCCCCGTCAGGGCTATTAGCCACCCGCTCATACTCAGCCTCCACCAGTTTAGTGAACTTCCTTAACTCTTTGTCGTAGTCGCAGGACCAGTCTATCGTGGCGCCCTTAGGCTTCCAGTCACAGTCCGACCACATGACAAAACCCGCCTGCTCTGCTAATTGTAGCATTCTAGCACGTTTCATGCCAACCCCCTGTATTTTAATTCCGGTCCAGTGTACGTGGTCGCCTTCCAGTCTGCGTGGTACGCGCTCTTGACCCTCATGGTCTTTTGCTCGGCCGCCCTTGCGGCCCTTGCGGCCGTTCTGTACGCGTTTACCTTGTCCCTGTTGGCCTTGGCCCCCTCGCGCTCTGTTTCGCGCTTGCGCTCTAAACGTTTTCGGTTTGTTTCCCACACGTCCCGAATGTCCCCTTTAGCCATGGTTTTTATCCTTCAGTTTGGTTTCAATCTCTTTTGCAAAATCGTTAACGTGACCACCATAAATTATTTTCCACTTGTCACACATCGCCTTCAACTCCTCGTCTGTCAGCGGCCTCCATGGGCGCGTGTACTCCTGAATGTCATCGTCGTCGTATCTCATGTTAGCCCTTTCTTCGCGCATGGTGCGCGTTGTGCGAACACTGCCGCCAGTAGGTGGTCCGCGCCCCTGTTAGGCCCGTGGTACCGCTCCAGTCCCTCTTGCGTCCACTTGATCAGCGTGTCCCTCGTTGGCGTCATGCCGGTTGGGCAGTGCACGATCCCCGTCATGGCGTCGTACGCGCCCTGCACGTAGCCGGTGGCCTGCACCGCCTGCGGGGTGTACTGGTGTTTGAGCGCGTCTTTAAGTTGCATGATAGTCAACTGTTGAGAGTAAGCGCTCACTTCAAATAGGGCGCTTGCTGTGATGATGAGGGCTTTAATTACGCGGTTCATGTCTTTGCTCCATCTCAGCCGCTAGGCTGTTTAGTTGGTCGTGTGCGTCGGGGTTCCATATTGCATCGTCTAGCGACGGGCCTGTTAGGGTCGTGTTGATGGTCCACTGGTTTGCCTCTCGGGTAAACAGGGGCCGCAGGTACCTGCCCAACATGGCGTCGTCCACCAATCGGTCGGCTCTTGCCCGCTCCAATTCGTACGACCGCTTGTAGGCCTCTGCTAGTTGTATCATTCTGTCAATCATAATCTTCTTCCGTTATTTGGTCTTTCTTGTACGCGTCCAGTGACACCGGTTGTCTCTGACTCACCACCAGTCTGTCGCGGACCCTGCTCTCTGACAGGCCCGTCAACTTGGCCACCTCTTTGGGTGTGGCCTCCCTGTTGAGCACTTGGGCCAACTCGGTCTCCACCCGCTTGATCTTGCGCAGGTCCTCCTGCACCGACACCGGCACGTGAATGAGTAGGGCCTTGTTTTCCACCGCTCTGAGCACTTGGCTCTTGATCAGTGTGCGCGCGTAACTCGCAAACCTTCCCTGCGGTTTCCACCGGTGTGCCGCTTTCATCAGGGCTATGTAGCCCTCCTGCAGTAGGTCGTCGCGTGTCATGCTCCCCGTCATGTCCCACTGTGGCAACTTCTGCACGATGTACACCACCAGTCCCATGTTGGCCTCCACCAACTGGTCGTGGGCCTCCTCGTCACCCTGCACGATCCGGTGGTGTAGTTCGATCTCTTGTTCTGCCGTCAGTAGTTGTCGTCGCATTATCTCTCCAGTGTTAGGCGCTCAATTTGGCGCGCAAACTTAATCGTGTTATCACCTAAGTCGTTCATGTCGCACTGGTACACCGCTGTGGCGCAGTCCACGATCTCTGAGGCTGTGAGGGGTATGTAGTTGTCTCTCTCGTACTTGAGCATGGCCTGCACGCCCTCCTCCCTGCCGGCCTCGTACGGGTCCCATGCCTCACAGTCGCACACGTAACGGGCCGCTTGGTGGCTTGCCTCTCTCGCAAACCCGTGTGGCGCCTTTGAGTGTGGGTTGCACTTGGGTTGTTGGGGGTCGGGGTGCTTGACGCCTTGGTCGTACGCGAACTGGACCATTTCAATGGTCCGCGGGTCCACGTTGACTATTTGCAACATTTGCGTAATGTCATCTCGGTTCATTTGTTCTTTTCCTTTAGACGGGCCTCTGCCCATTTAACCCCGTGGCGAAACGCTGTGCCTTCAACATAAATGTCGGGTATTTCGTCCTCTGTCAGGCCCACCCACTCGCGCTTGGGTTTTTTGGACCCCTCGTAGATCACCTGCATGCGCAACTTGGACCTGCGCTCTGCCTCGTTGAATTCATCTTGGTTCATAGGTCGTACTCCTCGTCGATTACAGGCCACACTAGCAGTGGGGTGTCTTTGCCAATATACGCGTTATCTATGTTGAAGTCAATAAAATCCAGTGCCTCGTCCCACTCCATGCCGTCCCTCTCCATAAGTATGCTTACGATCTCATCGCCACTGTACACAAACACAGGCACACGTTCACCTGCTTGGTGCGTCAGGGTTGTCCCTATGATCGCCTTGTCTAAGTCGGTCCATCTTTTCATCTCGGTCCTTTTCCAGTTGTTTTCTAAGAACATACCTTGCGTCGGGCCTGCTTGCAAACCACCTGCTCAGTCTTTTGTCGTCGTCCTGCAATAACCCTTCGGGCCATCCGGTCTTTTTTATGTCCTGTCGTGCCATGTTTTGGTCCTCGCTGTTCAGGGTGTTCAGGTTGTCGGGGTTATTTATTTATTATTTTAAAAAAAAAAAAAAAAAAAAAAAAAAATCAAAAATAGTGTTTAGACCCCGACACCCTGAACACCCTGAACAAGAACAGTACTAAAGTACTCATTTTATTCAAAGTAGCAAAGTAGGGCCAGTACAACAAAGGCCCACCGGCCTTTGTCGGCCGCCCACAGGGCCAACATGGTTATTAGGCCTAAGTACAGCATCAGTACACCACCTTGATGGGTGTATCCGGTGGGATACAGGCCTTAAAGGCCTCTATGGCCTCTAGGCGCGAATTTCCGAAGTACTGACGACCTGACCCTGTCCAAACCACCCACTGCTCCGCCACAGTGTTATAAGCCACGTGTATGTTGATCATGTTATCTTCCCTTCATGGACCATTTTCTCAAACGTGTCAAATAAACGCTGAAACCGGATTTTGTACAACTCCTGCACGCCTAGTAGCACGTTCATCATGCGGTC